AAGAGTTTTAGTGCATCATAATATTTTGCATTTGCGATCGCATCTTTTTCTTCAATATCGATTTCTTTCATCATTTCTTCTGCAAACTTCTTTTGATCATCTGTAACTTCTTTTCCAAAAATAATCCCTTCAACATTCATAATTGTTCTGAAATCAGCATCAATCTTATATGTTTCACTCCCGATATCCACAGACACCGGGAGTTCTCTCCTGATCATTCAGCTCCTAACATCTTAGACAGTTCATTGACTCTCTTTGTATGACCAGCTAACTGTGAATCTCTGATAGAATAAAGCTTCTTAATTGCTTTCGTTCTTTCTGTCAGATCATGTTTTGATGTAAAGATTTCATCAGCGGTGCCATTTCCAAATACCTCGTCAAAAAACTCACTAATAATTTCTGACTCATACGCCACGCCTTCTGCCTTGATTTTTCCATCTTCTGCATTCTTCTCTTCGTACTCACCAAGTTTCTTCCACATTTCCTTTCCTGCATCACTAAATTTTTTCATCATGTCCGCATCCAGGAAATTAAATGCGAGCTTCTTTCCATTCCAAATAAACATATATCTTACTCCTTAATTCCAATTTCAAGCTTCGCTTTCGTTTACTCCGTTGCTGAATCCGGTGTAAATATCTTTGTCTTTGTATCAAATTTACCCATAACAGGATCTCCTTTGTCGTGAAGTGTTCCCTCAACCTGTAATTCTCCGTCATTATCAGAGAAACTTGAAATTTCAGCAGCTACGGTAAACATACGTGCTCTGAATACTGTCCCAGTGGTATCTCCCTCTACTTTTTCATCCAGATCAATGCGAACAAATTCACGTTCTGCATCCGCTCCTGTTTTTCTCTCTTTACCAATGCTGACCAGATCTTTAATGACCTTTTCGCTTGGAATCTGATCGGCTGTAAATCCGTGCTCACCTTCATAACTTGTAATGCTTGATGTGGATGATTTATCATTGATATATTTTTTACTTGTTGTCTGTGCTCCTGGATCTTCATTTAACTCTGTAAAACCAGTTCCCATAAGTTCGAAGTTTTCTCCTACTTTTAAGTAAGAAGCTTCCTGATAACGCTGTTTTACTGTTTTACTTGCTGTTTCTGCCATTTTATATTCCTCCTAATTTTTGATAATAAATTAACTGACACTGAATCTGGTATTGTGCTTTTGTTGCATCTGCATTAAACACATATCCATTTGTCAGTGCCTGTATTTTAATTGCTCTTTTTCCTTTATCCATTTCCGGAAGTTCGTTGTTAATCGTACATCGTTCCAACCAGTCTGAGAAATCTTCGTAAAACTCCGCTACGTCAATATTCTCTGCAACGTCTGCCCCGAAGTACTCTCTACTTGCCAGGACAAAATTAAAACGGCATTCTGTGTCACCGTTAATATACCGCTTTTTGATTGGCTGAGACGTTACCGACGCTTCGATTGCATAACCTTTTGTATCTTCCGGAAGATGTTCCACACCCACCAGATCATCAAATGTGGACAGTCCTGGATAATTCTGGATAAATGCTCTCACACTTGCAATCACACTCATTCTGCTTTACCTCCTACAAAATCTGCAACAGACTGGACGATCTGATCTCCATTGTCTGCCCAACATCTTTGATCCCATTCTTTTCCACGGAGTCCTTTTCCGCCATTTTCATGGTACTGTTTCTGTGCATATGGAGTTATAAACTGGATTGAGTCCACATTCTCTATTGCAGTATCTTTTAATACTCCGGTTAAAAATGGAACATATGGATCCATCTTTCTTCTGAACTCTCCGGTAAAAAATCTTTGTGCAGGTCCACCAACTTGAAGACCTCTTGTCTTTAAAATCTGATTGGGTGAAAGTTCGACTTTAACCTGTGTTCCCATTTAAGCACCTCCGATTCTCCAATGCGGTAAACTTCCTCTCCGATTATCCGAAAACGATAATACTTTTCCTGTATACTGCTGCTTTAAAAACTCTGATTCTTTTTCAAAATCTTCTAACAACCCTTTTCCAAACAGATCCCCGTTGTTGATCGTCCAATACTTTTCTGCTTCTTCTGCAGATAATTCCCGATACTTGTCTGCATCGATATATTCTCTCCCTTCTGTATCTGCAGATAACGGGATGCGGATCTGATACAAATCGGCAGAACTGAGTCCCTGATCGGTAACGGTTGTCTGCTGCTTTGTGTAAAAATTAACACTTTTGATCTGAGTCTTTAAATAGATCTTTCGTGCTGTCTTTTTATCAACTCCGTGACTGTTATAGATCGTGAGGTCTGCATTTGTCATCATATGGCCCACACCCCCTGTACAAGAGTCCTGTATGTGCAAGATAAGGATATGCTGCTTTTTGACAACGATGCTCCACAGTGCCCATTGTTTTGCTTTGACTCGTCACAAAACTTACACTGTATCCATCGTTGTTCTCACTTGCAATCTCCCTTCCTGCATCATCTTTTCTCATTCTGTCCTGATACATTACATCTGCCACTGCGCATGTGGCCAGACTCACTTCCTCTGGAATCTCTGCCATATCATCAACTCTGGCAAATGTAAGGAATTTCACAAAAATGCTTGCCTTTAAGATCATTCCAGGGAAAGCTTTCTCCGGTATGATCTCGCCATAAAATTTATTTTCGTAGAAATCCCTGTTTGCATATTCCACCATACCGGATCACCGCCTATCCTCTGGAAATGATTCTTGCAATTGGAATTGCTTTATGATCGATTACTTTCTTATCTTGACCAGTTTTTCCGTTGTTGACAAGTTCCCAGTTAGATCCATCTGCAAGTTCTGCGTCTGTTGGCGAATTTGTAGCCTGTTTTTTCTTTGTATAAGAAATTCCATATGGGGCAAATACTTTTCTCTGTCTCATAAACAATGTATCCTCCCCACCATTTTTCATTGGATTACGATACATTTCATATGGGACTTTTGCACCAATGTCTTCGTAATCAAATGCTCCATCTCCTAATGCGAAGGTTGTATATTTCGTATAAGCTTCCTGTGCCGCAACATAACCAGGCTCTCCTTTTGTTCCGCTTTCTTCTACTGCAGCAACTTCTTCCGTTGGCATAGAGTCATCGATCAGAACTAAACGGCCATTCCATGTTGCAAGTGTTAACTGTCGTTCAATACCATTTGAATCAGTCTGAGTCATATATTTTAACAGCTTCAAATTTTCAAGATTTGTTGCAACTGCACTGTGCATGATCGCAATTGTGAATTTGGATTTATTATCCCCTGATGCTCTCTGTAAAGCTGTATTTAAAGTATCTGCCTGTACAACATTTTTAACATTCCCATCCTTATCTGTTGCGGTAACTTCTGTAATATCAGAAGTATGATTATCCACGAAAGTCTTGTTTTCTTTTCCTGTCATTGCAAAGATACCTTCCAGTTCTTTTACAATGGTCAACTGGTCAAGATCGGATTTATAGTCATTCACCTGTGCTGCAACATTATCCATAAAGCTTACACCGCCTGTAATGTCTTCGGAAAAGTCTCGTTCTGTCCATCCTTTCATACGTCCAACTACAACAACACCTCTTTCGAATGTATCTGTGCTGTCCGATGTAAGATCGGTCTCGCCATCATAATTCTGTGCAGTTCCACCAATTAAACCATGCATTGGTAAAGTTGCATATGATGTTCCTGTCTGAGAACTGAACGTATTTTTAATATCCTGATTACCTTTTAAGGCTCTTGATTTGATCAGTTCGTTTCTTTTTAAATTTGGAATCCTCTCTGTATAAGCACCAAATGCCTGAGGATTAAATGATTTAGAATCAAATTTTGCTCCTGCCATTTCTTACTCCTTTATTTAAATCTCTGCTCCGGGATTCTGTTCCATATAGTCACAGAGTTCCGAATATGTCATTTCACTTGGTTTCTTTCCACCAATACCGCCAGAACCACCATTTGTTCCTTTAACGATCGTTGGTGCAGGTTCATCACTTTCGAACAAAAAGCTGTTTTCTTCCTTGATCTGTGACAGCTGTTCGTCTAAACCGATGATCTTTCCATCGTTTAATTTCAGTCCATCCATATCAAGTAACGCTTTGACTGCTTTGCTGTTTCTAGCTTTCGCTCCTGTCAATGCTGCAGATAACGCATAATCAAATTTCATTTCTGAGATCTGAGCATCTGCATCACTCTTTGCTTTCTCAGCTTTCGTTTTCCAGTCATCTGCTGCCTGCTTGATGCCGTCAATGTCCATGTCTTTAAACTTCTGAATCTCTGCATTTGCATCGTTTACTTGAGTTTCAAGACTTTCTGCTTTTAGCTTATAGCTGTCTCGCTCCTGAGTGATCTTCTCTGCTTTTTTCTGTTCTGCTGCGATATCCTTTCCGTTTTCAGCCATGATCTTGTCAATCACTTCCTGGGAAAGATTTAAACCTTTTAAAAAATCTGTTTTCATGTTACTGTGCTCCTTTCGTATTAGGTTGTTTTAGGCGTGTAACCGACCGCCACGAACCGACTGTTTAAGGTCTGATCAGCTGACCAATGTTATTTCTTTGCATAAAAATAACACCCAGATCTCTCTGCGTGTCCTCTGCAGCTTAACCCTGCTGCCGGGAGATATTTGGATCACCATCCCTTCTATTCTGCTGACTTCATGTTTCGCTGCTCCTTTCTTAAAATTTCGTATAAAAATGCCACCTGACATTGATCAGATGGCGTTTAATCTAAATTAAGTTTTTCTTTACATGCATCACAATAAAATGATTTTGTTGTTTTTGGATTTCCAACTGGTACTAACTTTCCTTTTTTGCATAATGGACAAGTTGCTTCTTGCCCTTGTCTTACTTTTTTAATTGCTTCATCAACTTCATCCCAAAATCTCATATATAATCACCTCCACGGTAATTCTGGATACAATTCTTTTATTTCTTTAATTATACTTCTTAATTCATCTGCAGTCAATGTATTACGGCGATACTTATGTTTTAACTCCTGAGCTCTGCAAACGCATTCTGACCACTGTGATCCACCAATATCATATCGATGATGTGTTATTTCATGAATCAATGTTTCAGCGGTTTTTTCAATTGTTTTTGTGTCTGATGCATAAATACGAATATTATCTTTCCATTGCTTTCCGTATAATTTATCTGGATTATCAACATGATATGCTAATTCTATATTAATCTCTGGATGATCAACAATATATTTCATTGTCTCTTTTCCAATGTCGGACTTATTTAAATTTCTCTGAACGCTCCAATGATTGATCAGATCCTTTTGTCCTAAATTAAAATCAGTTAATCGTTCTGTAAATTTAGATTCATTGACTTTTGTTTTTCTGTTACTCCATACAGCTTTCTGTGCAACACTACGACCAAATCCAACGATATCTCCTGCTTTGTTCTTCACCGCATGGATCTGAACTCTGGCAGACTCATATCGCCTTCCTGTTTCTTTGCAGAAAGCTTTTAATGCTGCTTCCTGTTTCTTTAATCTCACAGATTCTTCATTAAACCGATTCTGTAAAGTATTTTTTAAGGTATCATCTTTCGCTTCACTGATTGCTGAATTATATCCAGCAAGTTTCCTCTTTGTCTCTCTGATCTGTCGTTCATGACCTCTCTGCATCTGACTCGCTTCATACTTTGTAAATTGCTTTCCATTGTATTCAACACTCTTTGCAGAATAATCATCTAACATCTCATGCGTATATGCTGGTATCGATATTCCCGGGAAGAATGCATGGAAGTTATGGCGGCAATTCCAACCACATAAACCTGGTCCTGTACCATATCCTGTTGCTTCATAGAAGTTTTCATATTTTGGATCAGTCCCAGATAAACAAAAGACCTTCCCTTGCCATACGGCATGTTCCGGTCTTGCTCCTTCATGTGCAGTTGTTTCAACATAATCACAATTCTGATCTTTTGCGTATTGCAAGTTCATTTCTGCTGCAGTCTGGTTTACTCCGGTAAGTACAGCTCTTCTTACCGCGACATCTAATTTATCGACATGCTGTGACGGATATAAGACTTCTGTTCCCTGCACTGCTGCCTCTTTGATCGCATCTGCAATGGCTTTGTCATAACTGAACGCTCCGGTACTTACCTTCATCTGTGCCTTATTGCATGCCTGGATAAAAGCAGATTGTGTTTTAACAGCTGTTGTCATTGTCAGGTTATCTAATTCCTGACATGTCTTTCTGATGTTTGCCTGCAGAATCCTTTGCATACCATTTGACTGTTCAAGTTTAACAACGTCTTTCCCTGCCTGCTTATAATATACAGCTTCATTCCTTAAGTTCCTGACTCCTGCTTCCTGGTACATCCGCTCAACTTCTCGATTCTGGTACCCTGATACCTGACTCACTCGCTTGATCGTATCTTTATAAACAAGACCAGCATTCTGTAAAACCTCAGCCTGATGCTTTGTTGATTCCGACACACTTCCCATCTTTACGATTCTTTTTGCCATATCAGATATGATTGCTATTGTCAGAGTGTCAATAATGCCAAGCAACTGATCAGAGAAGCGTTCCAAATACTTCGGATCAAGCATCTATGATCACCTACTCTTCCTGGATATTGAAGCGATCATCCTGTGCCGGCATCATTTTCAATGCTTCTTCCTCAGAAACTCCATACTTGGCCGCAATGTATATTTCTTTTCGGATCAATCCCGCTGTTGCATCCTGTTGCATACTCTGCAGTTCCTGTTCTTTGTCTATCACAATGGAGTCATCCCAATCAAAACTAATCTCGTATTTCTTTCCGCCATTCAGATTGGCAAGCTGTGCGATCACATCCATTGCATAAACTAACTGCTCTAATGCTTTTTGCAGAGCTTTCTGAATATCAGATACAGTGCTGTATGATCGCTGTTTACTTGCCTTAATTTCTTCTGCAGTCTTATCGACTGTGTTTGGATCACTTAATGTTCCATAGGCGAGACCTACGTTAAACTCAATCCTGCGAAGAATTGTATTGAATCCATTGATAAGACTTTCGTCACGGATTGGCGGTGCAAACACTTTATACTGGTCGTGATCTTCGTCAAAATCCATCATTCTAAAGAGTCTTTCTTTTCCTTTTGGAAGATCAAATTCTCCGTTTTCTTTACGTTTAAATAACCCAATGTCTGCATCGATCGCTAATTCAGACCCTTCATATTCCCATAAGATTCTCGTCCATTGATAATCAGCTTCTTTGATATCATCGATTGCTCTGGAATATACAGATACTCCCAACGGAGATGAATCATCGACATTATTTGCATTTGGTATCTTGAAGTATGCGAATAACGGCTTTTTCACGTTTAAGATTGTGACAGCTTCTTCCAGATTTGTCCACTCTGGTACAGCACTAAGCGGTACTTCTTTTCCCAATACCTCAACATTATCAAGATCCTGTCTTACAAAAGCCTTATTCATAATGTGATATGTAGTGTTCTCATCATGCTGATGGTATTCCAATCTTGTATATACCTGTTTCCCGATCGTTACAGTTTCCATAAAGACCGCTGCGATAACTTCCCCTCTGGAATTAAATTTCGTTGGGAAAAAATGATCAGCTTGGACCATGTCAACTTCAATGTGTCCGTCAGAAACATAAGGCTTCATTGCAAGTCCACCTTTTGCACAGGCATATTCCGTATACGTTCGTATGTTATCAGTCACGGTTTGGTATTCATCGTTGAGAAACTTATTTCCTGTGATCTCGGTCTTTAATTCCAGTGTAACAAGCCTTGCAAATTCTCCGGCAATAGCTGCAGGTAACCCACAAAGCTTCAGCTCTTTTCTTTTCCAAGGCGGTTGATTTTTATACATCTTCGACCAGAGATCAATTTCTCTTGCCATCTTGTCCGATACGGCAACATCAACTCCGATCGCATCCCTGATATTTTCTTTTCCAAGCATTTTTCTTATCACCTGCCTTATTCGCTCAATAATTTCTTTTATCATTTAATCAACTCCATTTTCGTTCACGTCTTACGATCGTGTAAGCAAAATATCTTACCGCATCCATGCAATGATCATGCTGCTTCACTGGTTTATCTTCTCCACGTTCCAATGCCTTATCATCCCAGATATAAGAGCCGAACTCTTTGATTGTTTCTTTACAACATTCAGAGAACAGTAATACACCTAGATTTAACAGATTTCCAACAAATCGAATACCATCAAGTACATCATTCTTTGCTTTCTTAACCTTGAATCCTCTTTTCTTAAGCTCTGCGATAAAGGATGCTGCTGCCGGATCGACAATGATCGATTCAACATTGATTCCTTCCAGGAACTCTTCCATGTCATCTGCATACTCTCCGTCTGTCTTCTGCGTAGTCTCATCTCGGCCAGAATAGTAATATTCCTTTGTAGCAACCCACTGTCCCTTGTGATTCTTTTCCCACAGAAGATATACTGTCGCATTCTGTGTACCATAATCGACACTGACGTATTTACTGCCTACTACTGATTGCTGGTCTTTTACAACATGCTTTTCTGTATTGAACATATCGTAAATAATTCCCTCGGCTACGGCCCACAGACCTAGGATATAGCGCTTGTAAAACACTCCGGTATACATCGCCCGATATCTTGCTTTAATTCGCTCAGATAAGCTCAGATTGTCGTCCATTGTGAAATGTAGATAGACAAGTTTCTTTTCATCTGCACGATCAATCCAATTAGTCTTAAACCAGTGATAAGGTCCATCTGGGTTACAGTTAAACCAATATTTTGATCCATCAACAGAACAACGTCCTGTTGCCTGATTAACAAAAGATTCAGGCATCAATGCAACTTCATCAAAAAAGACTCCTGCAAGTGTGATACCCTGTATCAAATCCTGGGATCGCTCATCCTTACCGCCAAAGATGTAAAAATAATTTTCTTTGCCACCTCTCCGGATAACAACTAAGTTATCAGCTCTATGATCTTCAACGTGATACCCTCGACTCTTAAGCATAAGCTTTAACCAAAAGAGTACGTTTCTCCGGAAAGAACCGATCGTTTTCCCACACATACCAAAGTTCTGTCTGTTGAAGGTTTCCATTGCCCACATTGCAAAAGATAAGCACATAGAAATAGTTTTTCCCGATCGGATCGCTCCATCTGCTATGATTCCATCTTGATCATGTACGGGTGAATTTGGTAGCCACCAGGTAAGTATCTTTTTCTGCTTCTTAGAGAATGGCCGAAACTTAAAGACAGCTTTCTTTATTCTTCTTCCCATACATCTGCCACCTCACCTTTTAAGGCTTCGATGAATCCATCGTCTTCTGTCTCTTCTTCGGATGTTCCGGACATGATCGCTGTCTTAGCTTTGATCTGCTCAATCTTAGCTTTCTGTTCAGCTGTAGCAATGTCCATATGGTCTGCAAGCCATTGCAAAGCTTTCATCTTATCAACCAGCTTAATGCTCGCTCCGTCTTTTCCTTGCTTCACTTCCGTGATCAGCGTTCCATCAACATCTTCAGATTGTTTGAATTTCACAGTATTGACTTCTTTTTCGAGAACTTCTTTTTCTCCAGTTTCTTTGTTTTCTACCATTACTGGACCAAAAGCACCCATAACTTGAATATTTTCTCGCCCAAACGATACATAATCTGTTACATCCGCAAATGCAATATCCATAAACTTTTGAAAGATATCTTCCTGCTTTAGCAATTCTCTGTTCATATGATTCTGCTTTAGCTGTTCAATCTCTTTTCTGATCACTTGATTCTTCATAAGCCTGCTTCCTAATACGGCAGCAGATGCATAAGTACATCCTGGATAAGCTTTCATGTAAGCTTTCGTGTAATTAAACATCCTGGATTGATACAAACAAAAAAGCTGCTGCTGATCGGTAAGTTCATCGTTGATCACGACCTGACTTACATCCTCTGCAACGGCTTCTTTTTTGTGTGCACCCTTTTTATTTTGTGTGCACCCCTTTTGGATGCATTTTGTCTTTTTGTTCCTCGACCATGCGTATCGTTTCTTCCACGATTTCACAGTATTCATCGAGACTCCATACTTGGTAGCAATGTCTTTATACTTCATTCCGGCTACATAATCAGATTCTGCCAATATGTAGTTTTTTTCTTCATTCACACATTACCGCCCTCCTTCTTCAGGTACTCGCATAATCTTTCACATTTCTGAGCATTGCTGCATCGAATTGTTGTATCCACTTTACAACCAGTTCCTACATATCCTCTGCTCATAACCTGTGTTTCAGGTTTGAACTCTTCACAGTTCTGGCAGTAATCTTCTACTTGTAATCTGATCATATGTTTTCCCTCCTGTATTTCAAATGGACCTCCGGGGACTCGAACCCTGGACCGATCGGTTATGAGCCGATTGCTCTGACCTTCTGAGCTAGTGGTCCTTAAATTTATGCACGAAAAAAGCACCCGAAGGTGCTTGATTCTTTTCAAATGTTTAATATTATTGTCGATTTTGTCAATAGAAAATAGTATAATAAAGCAAAGGAGGATTGGATATGCGAAAAAAAATCAAATTACTTAATAGAATATTTTGTATTTTTATGTATTTTTTAAGTTTTATGACTGTTTTATCACTTGTTTTTAACTTGATTTATCTAACTCCTATTTATGACATTATTTTAAACAAACATCCTTTAACTTATACCATCATTCTATTTTCTATTATTTTATCCGTACTGCCTACTCGTCTTCTGGTTCATCTTCTGGCTGATCTTCAACGGAAGTTTCTGGAATAGGTGCAGTAACGGGATGATTATTATTTTCAAGAGGTTGAACATCTAATAGCTCTGCATTTTGAGCAATAGTATCAATGCTCCCTACTAAATTCTCTGGTTGAATCCCTAAAGATTTAATTTCATTATAAATTTCAACTTTCTTTTTTAAATTATCCAATTCAATCCCTTCAGCCTCCGCTTGCATTTTTCTTTTTTCTTCTGGTAAAAGCAAAATTTCTTTTATGATATCTACCACTCCTGGTACCTTAAATGCAAACGCACTGCCGCCTCCGACCATTACTAGCAACCCAAATAAATAAGGAAACGCATCTTTAATAGTATTAAAAATTCCTATTATATTAAAATCGATTGGTCCTGGTGAGTTGATATTGATTTGTGTTGAAATCTTTTCGTCTTCTATTTCAAGCTTGCTGAGGTAGTCAGAAACTCCATATAAAATTCCAGATAATAACCTAGGACTAATTGGTCCTGTTTTTCTAACATTAAATACTATATTTATATCATTTTTATATGTATATACATTGTATATTGTACTTAGTATATTCTTTGCGTATCCATCTAAATTACTTATTCCATGATGATTAGATATCGCACGGAATAAGTTCGGATTCAAATCCTCACTTTTTACAGTCATTATAATATCGATATGCCGCCTTTTTAAATAAGGGCACGCAATCTCATTTATTAGTACAGTGTTATTTTCAATACTATCAATTACAGTTTTTTCAACTTCTACAGTATTTTCTTTTTCCTCATAATACTCTCCTGCTCTTGCAAAAGTAATATATCGACTTCCTTCACTTGGTATAACTATAATGTCATTTTCTTTAATCTCATTTATGAAAGACACACACTTATTAATTGCTGTTGTCGGCCTTTTTATGCCTGGGTAATCTGTTAGTATTCTATTTGCAATTGTTCCTTTAGTTTGCTCTGAAATAACAGTATCCTTTGTTATGATATTCCAAGCTACCGCTACAAATCTATTAGCAATAAACTCATCATAAAAATATCCTTTTTTGGTTCTAATCATCCAGAATCTAGTTTCTGAATCAATTTCTTTTATTTCGAAATTCAATATAGCATTCAAAATTTTGTTTTCATTAATTTTACTATCCATATGTCCTCCTAAATCTTTTACAACAAATTATACCATAAGTTTCTGATACATTCTACATGTTGCGACATAAAAAGGACACCGCATTACTGCGATGTCCTAAAAGATTATACGGAGAACAAATTGATTTATTATCTATTCGTTCTAGAATAACTATATCATTTTTTTAGTGTGTCATTCTATGTCATCTTGCGGAATCTGAAAATTAGCTAATGCTTTTGAATGGATTCTGTGGATCTGTTTCCATCCATAACCAACTTCCACGCAAATATCTTCCCATTTCATGAATCGAATATACCTCAGATATAATACTCTGCTCTGTGTTCCATCCGCCACATCTGCGATTTTGCTCTCGATGTCTAATCTGATTTCTTGCATGTCTCTCTTCTTGTTTATGATCTTGCTTAAGATCTTATCAAGTCGAACAATGTAATCGGATAAATCTGATTGGTTATGTGCTTTCGGCATATCTGAATATTCAATCGCTCGTGGTCCATCCATCTCTAATCGGAGCTGTTGTTCCTGTTCCTGGAGAGACTCATACTTTCTGACCGCATTCTTATATCGATTCAGGTACTCTTTTTTCCTCTCGTTCTTTTCTTTCTCTGTCATTTCTTGTCCTCTCACATAAATCAATTAACTGCTGCCTTATTTCTTCTAAATGCTCTTTCTGCTTTACTTTATCGGCACAAATGCCCATGCAGTTTAGTTCTGCACAGGCTTTGCATGGATCAATCATATCTGCCTACTGCTCTTTCTTTTCATTTGTCGGTTTCTTATGATCGCTTTTCTTGCATTTGAGTAATAAGGTCGTGATTCTTTCTCTTTTCTTCTTAATTCCTGTTCCTTTGCCTTCCAGGAAAGATACTTCTCACATCCTGTTTGACAAGCTACTCTCTTTGATCCGTGTGATCTATCTTTACAATTTAGGCACGGACAGTCTTTATATGCCATTTATGTATCAACTCCTTATCTAAAACATTCTCAATGTCGCTACCATCAATAGTGTTAGCATCAAATATTTTAATACTCTATATTGATCATTCTTTGCATCGTAGTATAAAACTGAAACTCCATCTACGATTACCATGATCATACAGAGAATTTGAAACGCAATATCTAAATTACCAATCATCTTTTATTCCTTTCTTCGACTTATCCTTGAACTAACTTAAACTAATTAATTGAAATTTAGTTCAACTTTCGTAACTGACATTTGCTGCATACTGTTTCTATCAGCTCATCATAGTCTTTTATTTCGCTTGGATACTTGCAATAGCTATCACAGATGTCGCTTTTTATTCCATCAAAAAATTCTGTTATTGTCTTTGGTTCCTCTTTCACGACACCTGTAAGATTCTCTGTTATTTGTGTACCAAATACTTCATTGTACATTTCATTAATTTTTTCATCTGATAGCTGTTCAAACGATGTATATCCAAGATTTACACATTTTTCATAAATCCTGCATGTTTTTTCATCACAATGTCCTATGTTCCCGCATCGTCTTCTTAATCTCCATACCTTCTGCTCCCTTGTCATAACTCGTCCCTCTCTTTCGCTGCTTGACATAATGCCATTACTGCTACACCAGCTACCGATCCAATAAATACTCCTGCTATAAATTCAATCATTGTTTTTACTGCCCCCCCCACATCGTAAATCTCGCATGATACTACTTCGTTTCCTGCTCCGTTATCTGTAACCTCAACATCCACGTCATACCCGGAACCAACTAGAGCATCGATGATGATACTCTGGATAGATTCTTCTTTTGTATGGATGTAGGCTTTTCCTAATCTTTGTCTTACTTTTCCCATTATTTTTCCTCTTTTATTTGTTTTTCCATTTTTCAATCATTTCTTTGTGTCCTTCTTCTGCCTTTTCTGCATTATCATACATATCAACGTCTAAATCCGACCAATCAATAATATTTCCGTTTTTATCGCATTTGAATACCATCGTCTCGAATCCATGATCAAATGTATAACATGTATCAATAGCAACATATCCATGGTTTCTTGTATTTACAACATTTCTTAGCTTCATCATCTCATTTTCTCCTTAACTTTCTTTAACAATTACTTGATCTTAATGACTCTCTGTCCTCTGTCGTACTGATTAAGTATCTGTTCTAATATGTTTTCTGCTTCTTCCCTTGTCTTGCAGGTCTTAACAGTTTCATCTGTTTCTTCTGTCATCTCACATTTAACAAGGTATTCCTTTTCCCCTTCTTTGTACTGATGCTCATATATCCATATACTTCTGACATATCGCATATTCACAATCGTTTTATCTTCTGCTTGTATCAACATAGATCTTCACTATCTCCTTTCCTTTTAACAAAAATGAAATTCCAACTGCTCCGGCTCTGGTTCCCACTTATCTTCCCATCTCACTCCGATGTAATCTAAGACGCGTCCCCATCCGAATCTTTCTCCTGTTTCTTGATCTACACAACATCGATACATCCAGAACTCCCATTCTTTTTCATTACGATCTCTTAACATATCAAATCGATGTGGTCTTTTCTCGAGATGCACTCCGAATCCACACATCGAACATCCTGTTCTTTGTGCTTTTGTCGTATACAGCGTTCCATCTGCTTTCCTTGCGATCTCTCCATAGATTTCTGGTACTGGCACATCAAGATCTAACGCAAGCTGTAGCAGGTCCTGTCGTAAAAATGGTGCAAATGGCGCTGATCGAATTACTGACTTTCCAAAATAATTGCAACCATGCTCCACTAATGCTTCTTCTCTCTGTCCACCTTCACTAGCCATAAGTCCCAAGAATGGTGCACTATTGTTTTCTTTTGCATATATCTCACATGGCTTCTCCTTCATGTATAAACAGCACTTATTGCTTACCTTGAATGGTGCGATCTGATAATTCACACCCTCATTCTTGTTTTCGTATCCTGCGAACAGCTGCAGCCACTTCCTTGGCAGTTTCATCCGACTGTTCTTTGCAAAATGTCCCTGCGCTCCGCACTCTCCGGTTATGATCGCATGCCTGACTGTCTTATTTCTGCCCGTCGGGTTCTGCAGTGTGTCGATTCGTCCCGCGATCTTCTTGCTGATCACCGGAAAACCAAACTCTTGTAAGATTTCTGTCTTTGGTTTTCCTGGTCGCAATGATATTACTCCAAGCTGCTTATGTACTTTGATAATGCTTTTATCTTCCAGGGATGATACTGACACTGCAGGTACATCAATCCCCCTACTTCTTAAAAACATCAAAAGCACGATACTATCCAAACCACCTACACTTACATGCGCATTCATTCCTCTGCGATCAAGTTCCTGTATAAACTCTCTTGCTCTAAGCTCCGCCCTTCTTACTTTTACGTCATATGGCAGATTCTGTTGTGCTGTGAAGATAGCTTTTTGTCTTTTCTTTTGCTCTTTCCAGTCGTCACTCATGACTTTTCTCCTTCTCACACCAGACACACCCTTTGTCACACTTGATCCGAACCTTTAACTTCTGTTGCTTGTCCGGACATAATGTCATCTCTCTGATTGGCTTATTGGTGATCTCACAGATGTAACCTTCAAATTCTTTCTTATTTACCATACTGCCACCGCCTCATGTAAATGTTCTCTTAATACATCTGCTGCCTCGTGTTGATTCTCATGCTCCAATAACTTAATCACATTCGGTAACACTCTACGATCTTTATCAAATGTAATATCTTGATTCGATGCAAGCATTTCTACATTCATGTCAATGTTGTATTTTGTTTTCAATTCCATAGCCATATCTACATATGTCACATAGTGTTCTGCATAACCATCTAATTCAAAATTCCATAAGGTGTTTTTGTCATACGCTTCTTTGAATCTTCGCAATCTTTTTTCTCCGAAACCTGTATCATGTGCTAATGTTGCAAGTACAACTGTCATAGTATTCTGATATATAGTCTCTGCTAAAATCTCGTATGCCTTTTTTAATTTGTCATTATCGATCAATAAGCCAATTCCCAGTGCTCCACGCATCTGCAATTCTTTTTGCAGTCCATCAACACCTTTTTCCTTTGCGATACCTAAGGCATATCTCATTCCTGCCATTCTGGCTTCTTGTTCTTTATCAAGCTTCCCCATTCTGATCATCCTTCTTTCTCATCATTGCAATATCATAAATTGTCTGGCAAATCTCCTCACACACCTCTTCTGCATGATCATCTTCTGTAAGCTGCCTTACATATTTCTTTCCGCAAGCAACACATGTTAATCGCCGAATCTGCTTCCATGCACTCCATGCTACGAACGAATTTCCCAATGCATTTGCCATTAACGAATCTGTTCCGGATCCATTTGCATCTCTAAACCATTTATTTCTTGGTTCTTGTAATACTTTCTGTGTATCTTCTTTGCATACACTCTTTTCAAGTTTTTCTAAAACTCTCTTTTCAATTCTATCTACGATCTCTTGTTCTTTTTGCTCTGTCATTTTTATCTCCTTTTACTCAAACCGACCTGCACCAGATCCATACTGGTGCCACGCCGTGCATCTCATGCTCTCTTCTTCCTGCTTCTTTAGTCTCTCAGTTTCTCTCTTCTTCTCATCCAGGCACTCCTGCCGGTATTCATCATCCCATTTTTTCAATGTTGGCTGGCTGATCGTTGTCAGCTCTGACAGCTTTTTGTAGCTTATCCCTGTTGAGATGATCAGCCGGACCATTCCTTTCTTAAAATTTTCTTTATATCTCATATCGTTTTCTCAGACAGCTTGGTTCTTTACCTGATACAACGCCTTTATCTCTAATCGCTGATCTGTTATCTTTTGCCCGATCTTATAAAGTCTTGTGATTCTTCGTTTTTTGATTTGGAAAATTGTAAAAAACTAAATCTAATATTTGAGAAATTACATTTAAAAGAACCTGAAAAAATATGTTTGTTTTAGATTGTTTGGTTAATAGTTACTTGAAGAATCCCTCAGGTAAAGAACCAAACTGTCTGATCGTCTCCTTTACTTATGGTATCCGGCACAATTGCCTATATAGTGCCATCTTAAATCCTTGCGCTTTGTCTCGTTTGCCCCCCCCCTGTTATCTCAGGGTAGAAACGCTTATACCACTTCATCAATGTCTTATGATCGATGCCTGATGTTCTGCTGATCTCATTTGTGGACATACCATGTTGGATCCACAACTGCACAACACGGCGTTTAAATCCTTTGCTGTAATCCGCCATTAGTTCTCCTTTCTGCCCACTGCCTTAGGCAGCAGGCTCATGGCTTATACTGGCTGTTTCTTATGCGTTTTGTTAATAGTTACTGTGTGGTATATAATTCAGTCCATCCGGCTGATCTCTGTCCGCATATGTAATCATCTTTTTACGCCCTGTCGCTTAAGATCATCCCAAAAACCACAACTACCACGACTATTAACAACAATCTTAGGTTGTTGGTTACTACGGACAGAGATCAACCGGATGCTTTTTATTCTCTTTTACATTGCTACTAACAGCTTATTGATAAAATACTGTTGCCCTTTACCGGTAACCTTTGTGGTCTTACTGATCTTTGTTGATCCGTTTGGATTATTAATCACGGTTTCTTTGATCTCGAACAGATCCATATCCATCGCTTTCTGTGTTGGCATATTCCAATCTGATCCTTTTCTTTTAATCAGGTATCCATTATCTCTCAGCCATCCAAACAGTTTATTCTGTCCTGTCTGAACTCCGTTCTGTTTCAAAATCTTTGCAAGTTCTCCGACCAGAATAGATGTATCGCTTGTAGATACTGCATCTGCAAATATCTCCTTTGGCTTCATCCTCTCGTTATCTTCAATCAGCATTGCGTTATCTGATTTTAGCTTGTCTATCGTTTTATCTGCCATCTTCAACGCTCTTGCAAAGATCTGCTCTGGCGTGTTCCATGCTTTCTCGAGATCGAGAAAATACTGTCGGATCTGTTTTCCTTCTGGCGATCTCTGAATCATACAGATCTGTTTTGCCATATCGATAGAAATCTCATATTCTGTTGATGGTCGTCCTCCGGTACTTTCGGACATTTTTGTCCAAAAGTCTTTATACTCTTCAAACCCATATTCACACATTCGATCAATCCATTTCTTGAACGGTGTCTCGATGTGTAACTGTTCATGCAGATCTCTTGCAGATACTGTCGGCTGTTCTGTTTCGTAGTTGACTGCGATCAAGTCTCTAATCTCACTCACGTTATAATTCATCTCCTAACTGTTTCTGTAACAACTGTTGTTCCAAAGAATCAAAATCATGATTTCTCTCGCAATCCAAGTGCGCAGGATTCTTTTTCTTTCTTCTTACTGCTCCAGTACCCCTATTCCGTTCCCAGTTCCGTACTGCTGCCTTCCAGTCTTTCATCTTGTTTTTACCAACCATCCAACCTTTGGATTCGTAAAAGTCAATAAAAACATTTGCATCAACGCTATTGTTCCGCTCTTTACAATAACCGAAGACTTGCTCGTATGTAGGTGGCGTGAAACGCTTTATATTACTCTTCTTTTCATTCTTATCATTCTTATCATTCTTGTTTGTGTGTTTCTGTGACGTTTCGGTGTCGCTTGACTGTCGTTTCAGTGTCGTTTTTTCATTTTCAGAATCTTGGTAAACACTGTAATTTACTATGGTTATGACCGTCTTTTTGGTGTCGCTTTTTACGTGTATCATGGAATCGTTTTCGAGCATTTTTAAAAAGTTCTTAACTTTAGTGTTGCTCCATCCCCATCGGTCACACAACTTGCGGATGGATGAGACCGTCTGACCACGTTCCACATTTTCAAGCTTTCCATCGATCAAGATTTTTTTCTCACTGTGGTTTACCATAAGTAAGAGATCCATCCAAGCCTGTCCTTTTGAAAATGGTTTATCCTGCCATACCCAGTGATCCGTAAGACTTCTGTATGTCTTTACCCATCCTTCATTCATGTGATCACCTCGTTATTCGTAAATCGTACAGATCTCCATATTTCTTTTGGAACATCTTTTTCTTGATCTTGAAAACATCTGTTTCCACGCCTTTCACATCTTCAATCACACCTCTGTTTACTCTACGATCAAAGTAAGCAAAATCCCCTCTGTATGTGATCGCTCTGATCGTCTTGCCCTGATAAATAAATTTATCCTGAAGGACCACGACCGGCTGTAGTTCCAGATGTGAGATCTCTCCTGCTGTTTCTAACAGCTTTAATTCCTGATATCTTTCTGCTTCTCTGATGCTGTCAAACTTGATCCCATCAACTATCGTTTTGTGATTGTTGTACTTGTTGGATCTGTTGTAATTCTTCCAAGCCATTCTCCTGCTCCTTTACTATGATTCCATAAACCTTGTACTTTTCCTGGAAAGCTTTCTCTCCGATCGTATGATCTTCTGTATGATGCGTTCTGCATAGGCATATCTTTCTGTAATCGCTGTCGTCTACGGTCCTGCGATTATTTCCCATGCTGATCTTGTCAACGTGATGGATTTCTCCTTTGCGGCCACAGATCGCGCATACACGATTCTTGATGCAATAATACAGATACCTTCCAATATCATCTGCTCGGTTGATCGCCAAATCAGATAATGGGATTCCCTGCTCTAAGCAGAACTCCAACAACATTGAGATGAACTCTCTTGCTGTATCAACTGTGCATGTCCCTAAAGAGAAATAATCATTTCCTGTCCGTATGATATATTCATACTTCATGATCTCTTTCATCTGTTCAGGAAGATAACCAGTATAGTCTGCGATGTCTCTGATCGTTGCGTATGCCTTTTTTCTCTGTGCATTTGTTATTATTCTGCCATCATCTAGCCGAAGCTCCACATCACGGATTCGCTTATCCAGAATCGTATTAAACAAATTTTTCTCCGGAACAAAGACTTTCATCTCTGTTCCTTCGATATCTGATCTGATTCCTGTTATCTTTGCAAGTTCATGCATTACTTAGTCTCTTCTTCCTTTGGTGGTCTGGTATCATAAAGAAATACTCTTTTCTTTGTTGTTTTGTTCTTGATTGATAATGCAACAATTTTCTTCTTCTCTATGATGACCTGTTCTACATAAAATCCATCATATGTAGTCAGTTTTCCATTTCTTCCTTCTTTAAGATTTACGTACTTAGCTGGAATCCATATATCTGGTGCAGTGTATAATTCTCTGCCGATTCCTAAGTTAAAGCATGCTCTCTTGAAGCTGTCCGATGCCTGTCCTTTTTCTTTTGCTGTATATGATTCAATACCTACATCTTGTTTGTATATCCATTCTTTTTTCTGATCGTCATAGACCTCAACCGTACAAAAAAGATTTCCACCGATCATCTCATGAGATCTTCTCCATCCCGTAACACCCAGTGTTTCATCCAGAATGTTCATATCGCATCTTGCATCCTTATAGAGCAGCAAAGAACATCCATTTTCGTTTATTGTTGAAACTCTGCATTCAATTTCATCTTTGTTTAGATCTCTGAATTTCATATGTTTCTCCTATCTAATCCTTAGACTTTTTGTCTGAACTAATTCAATGTTTTCAGTAAACATTGCTCCTTCTTTAAGTGCTTTGATCAATCCTTTTTTATCAATTTTATCCGGCTGCTTAATTCTGTACTCTTCTGGTACCAGTGATTCATCTTTGATCCTTACACTTGCCGGATTCTTCTGGATTCCAAAACTGAACAGTGTTGTTTTAAATTTGGTTTTTCCTGTCTCGATCATGGCATTTTCAAAATTCTGTTTGATCGCTTTTTTGTTGTTTGCTACAACTCTTTTCATCTCTGTCAGTCGTTTGATTTCGCTGCTGATTGCTTCTTCTTTACCATCCAGGGAACGAAGAACTTTTGCATACCCATCTGCTTTGTCTTCAAATTCGTAGTCCATTCCTTCCAGAGTATCTTTGATATCTGCCTGTGTCAGATTCTGTTCTTCTGCCATGTCAAGCAATTCTTTATATTCTGCTGTCAGTTCGTATAATGTTGCCATTTTATTTATCTCCTTCTTTAGTTGTTACCACTTTTGATAATCCATATTTTACTTTTAAAGCCGCTTGAATCATTTGAACATTAGTCTTTTGACCGTCATCCAAATCCTTTTCCAAAATTTCTGCAATAAATTTGAGAACAGCAACGGTAATGTCATTTGCAGCCGCAGGAACCGGATTTACACAACCTCCGATTTCAAACAAAATGACATCAACAACTTCTTCTATTTTGTCTGCTGCTGTGTCTACAAGACCTGCCTTTTTTAATAAACAACTTTCTAGCATTTTTTCTCTTACTTTCCGTCTTGTTTCATTCTTCATCGCCGTTTCCTCTTCTTTCTTCTAATAGTTCAGTCAATCTCTCTTTGCACTTGATTGCTCGTTCTTTTTGTTGATGACCCCAATAGTCTCCTAAATAAAAACTGAATTTCTCTTTTCTGCCCTCTTCTTCTGACCATCCATCCGGGGAAATCTCAACATCTAACTGTGCAACATGCCCATAAAAATCCACAAATACTGTAGGTCCTGAACATCTGTGTTTCCTTCGATGTTCAACCTTCCCGTCTTCTCCTTCTTGGATCTTCATGCATAACGTAAAAATCTCCTGTGCTAGTTTTATTGGTTCTATTTTTTCTCGATCTGTGTTATACTGATCTTGTTTATTTAACTGTGTGCCTAATGGAGTTGCCGCTCCGTGGGCACTTTTTTCTTTCTTATCTATCAAATTTCTTCACTCCTTCCTCAAATACTACTGCTGTGATCAAACACACCGCAGCTAATTCTTTAAAGATTCCCATTGCGATCAGCACTGCTGCGGTGCAGATCATGGCTTTTGTCTCTGCGTGCATCTTTATGCTCCTTCCTCTGGATTCCATAAAATTCCAGTAACTTCCCAAAACATTTTAGGACTAATGTAGCAATTAAGCTTTTTATTCCCTGGTTTTCTATACGCATATCCGATAGGGAGCCATCCTGCTTCAATGCCTGCTCGTATAAAGCATGCATCCTTTCCCATCTTCTTCGCTGCATACGATACCGGTACATCTCCTTCCGGAAACTCTTTCGGCGCATTTACAAACGCTGCTAACATTCTTAAAATTTGCCTTCTGCTCATGTTTCTCACCTTCCTTTCTTTCAGATGGCTTAACAACCTACCCGACGGAAAAAGATATATTATATAGGGGTTTCTTTATATTATTCACATCAATCAATTTTGGGAGGATGTCGGATAGGCAATTAAGCCATCTGGTTTTTTAAAACTTCTCGTTATTTAGTTTCGTTTTTGTGAACTTCTTTTGTAAAAAAATATATCCCTATTTCATTAGGAATAATATCAAGAACTTCTGACCCTCGATCAATGTCTTTCTGTGAAAAATAAGACTTTCCTTGAAAAACATTCGTTAAATAGTTATGTGATCTACTTATTTCTTTAGCAAAAGTACCTTCTGTTCCACATTTTTCTTTGATTCGTCCGCGCAATTTCGAATAATCATATTTAGGCTCTGCGAACAACTTCATCACCTTCTTTCTTTTGTTCCGTTTTTGTGAACCTACATTTAGTATAACACACTTTTTACACTTGTCAATTCTTTTTTTCACATTTTCGGAACTTTTTTTCAAATATTCATTGTAAATGTGAACTTTTAGTGCTATAATCCGAGTATAGTACATTACATATAGAAAGAAGGTGTTTGTTTGAAGAAAGACACAAGTACGAGACTACAAGAGCTAATGACTATAAAAAATATCAATCAAGCAGATCTGTGTCAACGAACTGGTATTCCAAAATCATCAATGTCAATGTATTTGAGTGGAGAACGCAGTCCCAGGCAAAATAGACTCTCTCAAATTGCTGAAAACTTAAATATTTCAGAAGCTTGGTTAATGGGTTACGATGTTCCAATGGAAAGAACTGATTCTTTAGATGATAAATCCTTATCAGTAAAAGATAAACGTGACATTTTAGATATACTTAGCTCTACTAAAGCAGAATTATTATCTCAGGAAGGTTTAATGTTTGATGGTGATCCTGCTTCTCCCGAGGCGATTGAATCCATTTTGAACGCTATGGAGATTGGTATGGAGATGGCAAAGAAAAAGAACAAGGAAAAATATACACCAAATAAATATAAAAATAAAAAGGACTGATGTGAATGGACATAAAGAAGATTGTAAATTCGCTTGTCAAAAAACATAAAACAAGAAATCCGTTTGAGCTCATCAAGGGAATGAATGTTATCCTTGTGTTTGTGTCGCTCCAAGGTGTTAGGGGGTTTTATCAATACTTTCAAAGAAACAACATTATTTATATTGACGATTCTCTTCCAGAGCACGAACAACTTCATGTATGTGCCCATGAATTAGGACACATGTTACTACATAAAAAAGCTAATGCACTATTCATGGATACCTACACGGGATTTAATACAACGAAATATGAAAAAGAAGCTGATCTATTTGCTATGGAACTGTTAGTATCAGATGAAATGATCTTAGAATTTCAAGAATACACAACTGATCAGATTGCACGTGCACTTGGATATGATGAGGAACTAATTAAATTAAGATTAAGATAAGGGGAAAAATATGGGACTGTTAGATAAATTTAAATCCTTAATTGTAAAAAATGACAATGCAGATACTGATAATACAGATTTGATAGATTTAAATAATATAACTAAATCAGGATTATCAATTCATCCAGATTTGATAGATCTAATTTGGATTGGTGATGGCAAGTATCGAAATTATAGTGATCAACCAAAATCTACTATGACATATCCATATGAAGGATTCACTATTAAAGTATCAATGTTTGGGCCAAATGAGCCAAGTTTATTATACTTAAAATATCCACTGGAATATGTACAACCATCTGAATATGTTGAAAGACCTCCCTACTATCCTTTTTATAGCGAACTGACTCCTAAGCAAAAATACTTATATTGGAAGTTCTTAAGTGATCCTTATAATCCTAATAATGATATCGGATATGTATTTATTTTTTATTATGGATTAGAGCGACATCTATTGTATGGAAATTTTGAAAAAGCATTTGATATTATCTTAAAATTAAGAGACATATACGATAATCGTTCGTTTCAACATTATTCTGCTAGCGCTTTGATATTGTCAACCCTGATTCATAAACGTGCTGAATATACCCAACGATTTATAGATTCTTTGGATAAAGATCATGAATTTCAAATGCCTGGAGAACTTTACTTTCTATGCAAACTCAGTTTAGGAATACCTATTACACCACTAGATATTATGAAATTCCATAAATTTTTTGGTTTTTCTAATAATAGGTATATCAAAAATAATACAGCTTTGTTTTTGAAAAATTTATCCAATAATATACGATATCAAAATGCCGGAAGTGAATTAATAGATTCAAAACCATATTTTGTAAAAGCAAATTTCTCACGGCTTCCGTCAATTTCTCTTCCTATTTTCGCAAACATTTCCATACGCAATAAGGAAGTTGTAATTCCTGATATTTCTCATGCTGATTATTTCATTGGCAATATTCTCGCGTTACTCGAATCTGCTCATCAAGATACGAAACGGGAATTAGCAAGTATAAGAAAGCAACAAAAGCAGGAAAGCAATTTAGGAGAAACTATAGAATTGAATCCGACTTATACCAAAAGTCATTCCTATAACAATGAATTTATTAAAATACAATCTGCATATTATGATAATTTGCAAAAAATTGAAAAACAATGGTCTGTTTTATACAATTTAAAAGCATATGAAGGCCCAGGTGCGGATAAGTACATAGAACTTTGTCGTTTAAATATTCAACAATTTCTTGACATGAATGAGTGTGGCAAAAATTTTGAAGATTATGAAACTCCTATTTCTGTACCTGCATACAAGCGACTTTCTATGATTTATGAAAAGCAAGAAAATTTTGAAGATGCCTTTAATGTTTGTATTGAAGCTATTAAAGCTGGTATTGAATACGACGGCACAAAATCTGGTTTCAAAGGACGTGCTGCAAGAATGATCAAAAAATCTAATATTCGGCCAGACGAAGAAACTATTTCTCTTTTGATGAGTTAATTTACTAAAATGCAACTTATTTTTAAAATGAAAGGATAAAATTATGAAAAAAAGAATCGTTGCATTAAGTATGCTACTGTTGTTATTAATCCTCTTAGTTGCTTGCACGCCTAAAAAGAAAACTAGCAAAAAAGAAGATGATCCATATAAAAATTTCAAAACAGTAACTAATTCAAATGGAATAACGTATAAAGTTCCAAAATCTTGGAATACTCCAGATTCTAATTCAGATGATGTGTCACTTTATTATAAAAACGATCTTGGGGATAATGATGGATTATTGAGCGTTGCGTACTTTAAATTTGATGAAAACGTATTGGATTCTAAAAATATCGAAAAATTAAAAAATAGTATTAAAAAATACAAAGATTATAAAGATGATCTGCAAGGAGAATACACTCAAATTAATGATATTAGCATAGAAAAATTATATTACAATGTATCAATCAATAGAACGACTTATAAAAAGCAGATGATTGTATTTCCTGTGAAGTCTGGATATTTTGCAATTGCTACACAAAGTTTGCCAGAGAATGATCACTCTGAATTTAACAAAATTCTTGAATCTATCAAAATTAATCATGATTTCGAGTTCTCAGATAATGACACTGAAACTAAAGAAAATACCGAAGAAGAAACTACAACAACAGAATCGACTACTGAAGAACATAAAATAAAATTGAAATCAAAAGATATTACAGAAAGAGATATTAACTTCCAAGATGAATACAGAAATGATTCAACAGGAAAGTGGAGACTTGCCACAACTTCTGATAGTTTTGACATTCAGAAATATGCATTATCTTACTATTATAACTATTTTAAGTCCGATGATGAAATTCACATCCTTGTAAACTTTACTAGAATGACAACAACAAGAATGGCTGTTTCAGGAAATGTCTTAGATGTAAGTATTCATGAATACACAAAAGAAGAAGAACATGATGCCAATAAAGCTTTGAGCGGAATGTTGTTAAATGAGTACCACGTGAATATGGATACTGGAAAAATATCAAAAATTCAGTAAATAAAAAAACCGCCCAGCTACCAACTGGACGGAAATTCAGAAACCTATCAATACAGTGTATGATATGCTCCTACCTGAACAATAGGATTATATCATACACTCCCGATTTTTACAAATTGATGAGGGTGTATTTTTTGTACCCTTTTTTCAAGGTTTAAGAAAGGAATGATGATCATGTTAATTAAATGTCCCGAATGTGATCTGCAGGTAAGTGATCACGCAATTGCTTGTCCTCACTGCGGATATCCTATTAATACTAAAGTGGCCAAACAACAACAATCAAAATCTCGTAGAAAAAAACGTCTCCCTAACGGTTTCGGCCAGATCACTAAAATAAAAAACAGCAATCTCCGAAACCCATACAGAGCTATGGTTACTGTAGGAAAAGACTTCTATGGCAAGCCGATCTGTAAACCTCTAAAACCAAATGCATACTTCAAAACTTACAATGATGCTTATGCTGCATTGGTTGAATACAATAAAAATCCTTATGATTTAGATGATGATCTGACAGTAGAACAACTTTATGAAAAATGGACCGATGAATACTTCAAGACTTTAACCAATCCATCCAGCATACGAACTATCAAGTCTGCTTGGAACTACTGCTCTGCTATTTACAACATGCGTGCTAAAGATTTAAGACCCCGGCACATTAAAGGCTGCATGGAAGATGGTACATATGTTGTTGATGGTGTAGAGAAAAAAGCATCTTCAAGTACAAAAACAAAAATAAAATCTCTATTTAATCTTATGCTTGACTATGCAAACGAAAATGATCTTGTAGAAAAGAACTATGCTCGAACATTTAAGTTATCTGATGATATTATTAAAGATGTCGAGGAAGAAAAGAAAGATCATATTGACTTCACAGATGAAGAAATGCAAAAATTGTGGAATAACCTATATGATGTAGACTATGTAGATGTGCTACTAATCCAGTGTTATAGCGGATGGCGCCCACAGGAATTAGGCTTGTTAAAGATGGAGAATGTTGATTTAGAAAATTGGTTTATTACTGGCGGTATGAAAACTGATGCTGGAAAAGATCGTGTGGTTCCAGTCCATCCAAAGATTCGCAGCTTAATAAAACATCGTTACCAGGAAGCTTTATCTCTTGGAAGCAAATACTTGATTAATTGTACTGATACTAAAACCCATCGAAGTAGCTTAAAACTCACATATGATAAATATCGACATAGAGTTGAAAAGATTGTTAACAAGCTGGAATTAAATCCAGAACATCGTGCTCACGATGGACGTATCCAATTTGCTACAATGGCAAAAGATGCAAAAGTAAATGAATATGCTCTAAAACGTATCATAGGACATAAAATCGACGACCTCACAGAAAAGACCTATACAAAGAGAAAAAGAGAATGGCTTATGGAAGAGATTCTAAAGATAAAATAGAATATTACATAACAAAAAACAGAGTCAAGACTTACCATCTCGGCTCTGTTTTTTGTTATTCTGATGTAGGAGTCGTGTGTACGAATAATGTATGA